AAAGTGCTAGGTTTGACGTTTTTCTTGCTCCACAAGGCTATGGCACCATCCTTGTCAACTCTCAAATTTTCTAGCTGTGTTTGCCATTCTTCTTCATATGTGGGTAAAGCAGGAGCGTCGGGGAATACGTACTCGAATGCAGACTTGATTTGGTGATACAGAGCTTTATGCCTGTGATCTCCAGTTGCACTTTCCTGAAGAGCCGCTACAACGAATTCATAATGTGCAGTGGCTATCGAAACGTTAGAAGATGCTTTAATGTAATTCACGTTCTTCAAGATGCTTTCTCTGTCAAGAGGAGCCCACACAACATCATTTTCTGAATCGTAAAAAAAACTTCTCTTCAAATAACTCCATTGAGAAACTTCGAAATTCTTCAAAATGATGCCATCTTTATGCGGACCTGTAGCTGTCACATTCCAAGACCCACAAGCTTTAATAATGAATTCTAAATCAAAGTCTTCTTCATTGGTCGACATCATTCCATCATCTCCGTAGCTATCTAAAGCATTGTTTTCGATGAAAGAATCAACTCCATTAATGAACTCTTCGTTTATCACTTCATATCCTTTGAACTCAATCCAACACATTTCCATAATCATGAGTTGAATCAAAGAATTCCAAAATGCAGTGATCCATGCCCCGGAGGGCAAAGACCCTTTAACTTTGAAAATCGAGTCTTTAAAGGCATACACAGGTTCAATCAAGACAGCTAAACCACGAGCCAGAAGCACCAAAACAGGATATCCACAAACAGTATCCGTGTCCCTAAAGACTTGTCTGGCGAAATCTAGAACCAGTTTCGCAGCTTGTTTCGAAATCGCGGATGAATGTTTTTTATCGTACAAACGGAAGTCATAAAATCTGTGATATTTAAAAAGCTTATGCTTTTCATAAAAATTCCTCCATTGCTTGCTTTTAGGGTCTACACCGATCGAAATCCCCACCAACAAGTAACACTCTTGTAAGTACTTCTGTATAGGAAGAGTCATCCTACGCATCAGTTCATTGAAAGGAGCAGGAAAAGCCGCAAAAGTTCTAACGGCTTTGTCGGGCTTCTTGACCTCATCCTTAAAATTCAAATCAGCTATTATGCCGGGATTAATGCCGGCCATCAAACAGTCAGCAACAAAGACCAAACTAGCTTTTCCACAGGCCGTATACTCCTGAGCCTCAGGGTTGTCGGTGATGAGCCTTCCTACCTTAGGTCCCTTAGATGGTAGACCAGCTCCAGTTTTAGCCTTAAATTTATCCAAATATCTGACTCCATTTACACCATTCAAAGACAATTCTTCGCTCAACGGTGCTAATTTAGGGTAGTGTTTGAGAATTTTCAAAATCCTTCGCGAGACAAGCTTTCTCGCCAATTTCATGTAATGAGGGGGATAGTCTGCTTTCTCAACCCACAAATCCGCATGCGCCCTCCTAGAAGGGCTAAATCTCTCACCATCGATGAAAACATCCTTCATCACGGGAGGAACTTTCTCGGAAGGAGGAACTAATCCGTGGAGCCTTGATGGAGAAATTTTAGACTTCCATTTGCCCGTTTTTGGGTACGGAATACTCCCCAAGAGCTCTACACAATCAGGAATAGTTTGTCCTGAGCTCAACATCCATCCTATAAAAGAATACTCATGATAAGGACTATGATGTGTCATAGATTTCCACTTAAGATTAGTGATCTGGTGGAGGCCATTCAACTCCAACCTAAGATCTAAAGGCTCAGCCAAAATCTTGTGAGCCCAGGCAGCAGAAAACAAACTACGCCAATCTATTGGAATAGTGAATGAAGACTTCGAGTCTGCTCCAACATGTATGGAAGTAATCACAGGTGTGAATCCAGAAGTCAAAGTCCAATACACAGATCCGCACAAACCATTAGCTCCCGGGTACTTGTAAGATCTAAAAGTCTCAAAAGTACCTTTCTGAGGTGGCTTGAAAGTGGCACTATGAAAATACTCTAAAACTCCAGCATCTCCATTATGTTTTTCGTCAAACGACAAAACTCTACATGGACCAATGGTATCAATTCTAGGTACTCGATGAGGTAAGAGATATAAGAGATTTTTCTTCTTGTACCCTGGCACTTTAATGACGCTCAATTGATTGCATGTATTTTGGGTGATAGTGTGCCAAGCCATTCCTGTGCGCTTATTCCCATCAACCGTGATGTCTATGGGATGACCTTCGTGTACGCTATGAGTAGTTACGAGTAACCAATCTGGCGCAATGAAAAAGCCAACGCTAAAATTATGGAGACACTCCACCTTAGCCAAATTCTTAGTAACCAAAGAAGTGAACGCAGACATGGTGAGTGACTTATTCTTTTCAGAAATAGCGAACCTATCTGCCTCGAAATCCATCCAAACATTCCCAGGAGAAACCCCTTCGAGTTTCTTCAAATCATCGTAAGTTTGTTGAATACGACCAGACTCTTTGACGACGTCCGTAGGCATGACTTTCTCCTTTTTCCTCGTCTCATTCTGGGTATATTTCGACCCATCAAATACTCCGAAAGGATTAATATAATTCGTCCTCCAGGGATTTTCAACATAAGAGTTTTGGATGTGAGAATCTTGTTTGAGCGCGACTCTAGAAAACAGCATAAAGCCCAATAGTCTAGGGGCCCAAACTGCCATAAGGGGACTGGTGATGTACATCTTCTTAAAAGGTGATAGCATAGCAGGATA